TAGCTACTTCAGATTGATACGTGATAGCATCATTTAATTCTTTTTGCTTGCGTGTTTCGATTTCCGCTTTCTTGTCCGCATGAAGCGTTTGACCGCAAGTGTAACAAATAGCATCGTCAAGTTCTTTGATATCCTTTTCTGCTTTGTCAACACCTTTGGTTGCTCGCATTAATGCTGTTTCAAGTGTTGCTTTTTCTTTATTCAAACTAGTTATGCGATTATTCAGCTCTGTCCAGTTAGTAAGTTGGTCGTGTGCTTCTAATTCTGCATCAATGTCTAGTTTTTCTAGTTCTTCTATAGCAGATTGCAGTTTTTTTACATCTTCTTTGCGTTTTGCTTCCCATGCACGTTGTCTTCCTACAAGAGTTTGTATGCTTTGTTCGATTTTCTTGTTACTTGTTTCGATTGCATTGATTCTCATAGTCTCTTGTGTTATAGCATCTTTGGTTTGTTTAACTTTTTCTTTCAGCAAGTCTGCTTTTTCGGTAAGGATAGTAATGCCAAGTAACTGTTCAATGATTGCACGTTGATCATTTGCTCTCATACTCAAGAAAGGCTCTGTATAAGTGTTCAATGCAAGTATATGTTTGAACATATCATGACTCATACCTAACAATTCACCAATTGACTCTTGTGTTTTACGACTATCACCTTGTGATTCGTCTATATCTTCTTTTTGTTCATGGTCATTTATGTAAAACTTAAGAACATTTGGAGATCGGCCACGTTCAATACGATATTTGTTACCGTTTTTCTCAAAGTTTAGAGTAACTAACATGCCTTTGCTGTTGGTCTTGTTAATCAAGTTGTTACGCTTGATGTTTGTTAGTGCTTGACCGTACAATGCGTAAGACAGTGCGTTGATTATGGTTGTTTTACCTGTACCGTTTCGTGATCCAGTGTCGTCTCCACCTTGATCAAGGTTTTCACCAAGTACTAGTGTTAGTTGTTCTTCGTTAAAATCTACAGCTTGGGTAACATTACCCACACTCATAAAGTTTTTAACTGTTAAGTCTTTTACTTTTATCATTCTAATCCATTATATATGTCTAATAGTAACGATTTGTTGAAGTTGTCACTATCGATTGCAAGTATCTCGTTGCTAACAATCTGATCTACGCTTTCAAATTGTTCAATATCCAAGTCTGTAGTAATTTCTTCTAGATGTTTTTGAGGTATAAGTGTTATTTCTCTACAATTATATTGATCCATAAAAGTTTCCTTGATGAAACTTGCCTCTTCATAGCTAATATCAATATCTAGGTTAACACGCAAGTACATTTTACTTTTTATAAATGTATCTTTCTCATCAATCAACTGTGATAACTTGACTGTACGGTACTTAGGACACTCTGACCAGTTGACATATTCCGGTTCTGCATTGTTCTCACGGTCTAATATCATCATACCACGGTCATCATCCCACGCATCAGCATAGTTGTGTGGGAAAGCATTACCAATGTAATGGATCTTGCCCTGTTTCTGACGCTTGTGGAAGTGTCCTGAGAACACATACTCTTGGTTCTTGAAGTGTTCCGACTTTAGTTCACCGTGATCTGGCATCTGCACCATAGCATTCATGTAAAACGATGGTAGTTCGAAGTGTCCAAACAAGTATTTGGCTTGTAACTTCTCAATTCGGCGCCATTCATCACCTACCAACCAAGGAACCAGTGCTACATCTTCTATAACTTGAATACTATCTACTACTGTGATACCAGGAATGTGCTTTGCAAACTCAGTTGACTTCACATCACGCTTGTCTTTGTAGTATAAGTCGTGATTACCGGCAAACATATAGAACTGTTCAAAGGCATTACCTAGTTTTTCCAACAACCTAATGGTTGTATCCATAGTTGTAAGGTTTAAACTGTTCCTATTATGGTGCCAGTCACCGCAAAAGATACCTGTTTCGCAGTTATTTGCTTTTGCTTGTTCAATATACCAATCGATATAGTCTTCACAATCTTGATTGTGTATTCGTGAGTTACCCTTCATACCCAAATGTATGTCAGTAAACACTGCTGCTTTTTTAAACAAAATAATTATCCTTACAATTGCACGTTAATTGTATGATAACGATTAAACTAAGTCAACCGTTATTTTTTTCACGTCTTAGTGCTGCTTCCCATTCTCCGGAGTGCAATCTTGTATGACTTGGATTCATATCATTCATTTCAAGTATGTCATCACGTATGTTTTGATTGCGTTTTTCTAAATTAATGACACGCACAAAGCTATTAGTAACAGCAGCGGTATAATAAGCAAAAGGATTGTTGGATTTAGATTCATCAAATTGTAGTCCTATTTGTGAAAGTTGTAAAATAGCCTGGCCTTTCATTTCGTCGTTGTAAGTATAACCACGAACATTGCCTCTAGTTGCATATCTATCAACTAGTTTTAACCACATCATTGCTAATTTGTTTGTAGCCATACCGTGTGTTTTGTCAAAATGTCCATTTTCCATGCCACCTGTCCAATGACTTTTACCTACACATATTAAATTGTCTTCGTCATCAAACTTATAGTGTTGAAAAGGAGGAAAGTTTAGTTTTGTTTTAGTATCTGCTATAGTTTTAGGGTTTTTCTTTCTACCAGGCTCTTCTGGAATATGATCAAATGTCATAATTCTAAAAATTAGTTCTTGTTTTTTAATTGTTTTGTAATCAACTTCGCAATCTGCCATCTTTGTCTTTTTGTTAATAGCTTTTTGTTGTTCGTATTCACGTTGACTCATTAATTTGGCTTTATTTCTTTTGGCTTCTGCAATTGTGCGTATGTTTATTTTGTCAACACTTGGTAAAATTATATCATAATTTGCATATTCGGGACTTACATAGCTGCAAAATGTTGCTTTTGACTTATGTATCTCAGCTAACATGTCTTTGTTGTTTAAATAGTTTACTCTTTTCATATATTTTTCCTAATCTTAACTTTATTATAATACACGCACTTTATTTTGTCAACTAAATACAATATAGGAGAATACCATGACTACAAGAGTAAGTTCGCCTTCTTCGTTTGCAGGCAACCAACCAAATAATAATACACCTATAGCAGACTTTTTAGGAAATGTGAATAACCTAATGTCTAGTTTTAGGGCAAGAAACATATCACCTGGTGCAGAACCTCAAAGTGCTAATGCTGCACAGGCAAGTTTTTCCTATACAAATGATTACACAGATGATTGGAGAGTACGAGTCTCAGTTCCGTCATCTGGTGCATTTGCAAGTAGTCCTATTCTTTCTCCTTTAAGAGATACAAACAACTCCTTAGTATGGCCAACTGTGCCTACAGTATTACTTAGCCAATCTGCTAATTATAATGAACTGTCTCATGTACACAATAATTATGTTTTTCCGCAATACGAAAGCAGTAGAGTTGAAGATATACAAATTGCAGGCCAGTTTCCTGTGCAAAATGCAAATGATGGAAAATATTGGATAGCAGCAGTTCATTTTTTACGCAGTGTAACCAAAATGTCTTACGGTCAAACCAGCAACAAAGGTGCTCCACCGCCGTTGTTAAGATTAAATGGTTATGGTGATTATGTATTAAAAAATATTCCAGTGCTTTGTACATCATTTACTGTTGATCTTCCTGCAGATGTTGATTATATACGTAGTGAATTTGCAACTGGAGCAGACATTGACGGTTTTGGTTTAAGTAACAACGGAATGGTTCCTACACTAAGCACAATTACATGTGTGTTCAAAGTTGCATACAGCAGAAACAAAGTAAATCAATTTAGTTTAGATGATTTTGTTAATGGCAATTTAATTGATCAAGGATATTTATAATGGCAGAATACAGTAATGCAAGTCCTTATGCTATAACTCCTACTGCAAAAGACGGAACATTAGGCTATTTTAGCATTCGACCTGTTCCGGCACAGGATGATGATTTAGTTTATACTATCGAACCACAATACGAAAACCGTCCTGACCTGTTAGCTTATGATTTATATGGAAATAGCAAGCTCTGGTGGGTGTTCACACAGAGAAATATGGATATAATAGAAGATCCTATCAATGATTTTAAGGCAGGAACTGAAATATTTTTGCCTAAGAGTTCAAATATTAAAAGGGTATTAGGAATCTAATGTCGTTACTCAACCCTCTGCATCAGTTCAGTACATTTAACACTATCTTTACTTTGTCTGTTTTGACAGCTGGAGAAGTAAATTCTCCTAATACAACTTACAAAGTTAGAGAACCTAATCACGTACTTTTAAGATCGGGCGGTGGAGCAACAAATAAAACAACAACGTACTATGAAGATAGACTAGGAATTAAACTTGAATATTTTATTGATAATGTAAACATTGAAAGTTTAGTCACAAATAATAGTAAAACAAGAAGTTCTAACGCTACTGCAATAAGTTTTGATGTAATTGAACCATACAGTATGGGATTGTTTTTACAAACACTTGCTATTGCTGCTAAAGAAGCATACGGAAACGAATATGTAAACTATTTAGATACTCCTTATTTGCTTACAATAGAATTTATTGGGTATGATGATGATGGAAATCCTATTGCTATACAAGATAACTTAACTAGACACTTCCCAATCCAACTTACAGATATGCAGTTTGATGTTAGTCAAAGCGGAAGTCAATATTCAGTTGAAGCTATACCTTGGAATGAAACTGCATTTTTTGATCAAATCGAAAGAACCAATGCAGATATCCAAATCACTGGCAGAACTGTTGCTGAAGTATTACAAGATGGGCCATATAGTTTAAGCACTGTTCTTAATGCTAATCTAGCTCGACAGGTAGCAGAAGGAAAAGAAGTAGAAGCTGATAGTGTTGCTATTATATTTCCTCAAAGTATTACATCATCTAACAATTTAGGCACATTACAAGCAACACAAATAGATGCTGCACAACAAAATTTAAATATTGATGATGCAGGAGTACCTGGTGCAGTAATTACAGGTTTTAAAACAGGAGTTCTAGACAGTGGTGTAGGTCAAAATACAGTTGATCCTTCGATTAAAAATTATGTAGACAATTTTATTAGAGATCAAGGCGATGATTTTTCAGTTGCAGAGTCAATAGGCTTAAATGATTTTGGTGCAGCTAAAATTATTGATGGATTTCAAGAACCAGGCAAAACACCTATGCCGTTTGAAAGTGATCAATACAAAAATGATGTGTTTTATAGGAGTGATGTTACACTAGATAATGAACTACGTGTTTATAATTATGGTCAAAATACAAAAATAACTAAAATCATCGAAGATGTGATATTAAGCAGTAAATGGGGTCAAGGATTGACTAGTGTCTCGCCGGACGCAAACGGATATGTTGATTGGTTTAGAGTACAAAGTAAGGTTTTACTCGATAGCGATAAAACACAGCAAAGACATAGTGGTAGATTAGCAAGAACGTACATATATGAAGTGGTTCCGTATAAGGTACATATGAGCACCATTCAACTTCCAACTACCGGCGGTCCAGGATATGGTCCTATGCAATCTGCAGTAGCAAAAGAATACAATTACATCTATACCGGTGAAAACAGTGATATACTTAATTTTGATATTAGATTAAATGCTGCTTTCTTTGTTGGTTTAAAAACAGATATCGGTAACATAAACAATGAACACGCTACAGGAGCAACACAAGATCATTCAAAGCAACAAGACGTTGAATATGTTCAAGTAGGTACAGGCAGCGGCGTAGAAAATCCAGGAGGATTAGGTAAAACTGGAAATGTGTTAAGTTCTAATACTAGTAGTGCCGGTGGCAATGGCATATCTAATAGTAAAATTAGTGCAGCACAACAATTTCATAATTTAATTATTAATAGTGATGTTGATTTATTAGAATTAGATTTAGATATATTTGGAGATCCTTATTTTATGGCAGATAGCGGAATGGGAAATTACAATAGCCCTGAAGCTACACTATTTTTAAATGGAGACGGAACTTTAGATTATCAACGGAGCGAAACAAGTGTAATAGTAAACTTTAGAACACCTATAGATTACAATGATAATGGTGGTATGTATTTTCCAGAAGATCAATCTGTAGCTGTTGATGCGTTTAGTGGATTATATAGAGTATTGTCTATTACAAATACAATCAATGGTGGTAAATTTACCCAAAGATTAAACCTTCTTAGATTAAGAAACCAAGACGAAGTACCAGAAGAAGAAAGTACACCAATTCTACAAGATGGTGCCAGTGGACCATATTCGCCGTTTGGTTAAGGAAAACAAATGACACAAGATAACACAAAAAACAATCAGGTTACTAGAACGCAAGAGGATCCAAATGCGGCTAAAAAATATGGATTTAAAGTTGGTAGAATTGTAAGTCATTTAGATCCTCATTATATGGGATCATTAAAAGTAACATTAATCAATTTTGATACAGCTGGTAATGAATTAGAAGATGAAGGCGAAACTGTTGATGTTGAATATGCTCCAGTGTTTTATGGAACTACACCTGCAGAACACCTGACTCCTGGTGATACTTATGCTGACACACAACAAAGTTATGGTTTTTGGGCTGTTCCTCCTGATGTAGGTTCTAGAGTTTTATGTGGGTTTGTTGATGGTGATATTAATAGAGGCTATTGGTTTGCATGTATACAAGATAGATACATGAACTTTATGGTACCAGGAGCGCAACCAGCAACAGAATACTATAAAGGCAAACCACCTGAAGGAGTAAAAGGTAAAAAATTACCAACAGCTGAGTATAATAAAAAGACAGATGGCGATAAACAAAAAGATCCAACAAAAAATAAAAAAGCACTTAATCTTAAATTTATAGAAAAATTAAAAGAAAGCGGATTAGCTGAAGATGACATACGGGGTATAACCAGCACAAGTGCAAGACGTGAAATACCTAGTGCAGTTTATGGAATAAGTAGTCCAGGTCCTTTGGATAAAGCAGGTCCTAGGGCGCAACGTGGTACAAAAAATGGTAAAGCAATTGTTCCAAAAAGCAGACTAGGCGGACAAAGTATCACAATTGACGACGGTGATGATAAAAGATTACGTAAAGGTCCTGCAGACAGCGTTCCTTATGAATATATTGATCAAGAAGCTAGTGGTGGAGGTGATAAAGCTATACCTCATAATGAAATGGTGCGTTTAAGAACACGTACCGGTCATCAAATATTACTACATAATAGTGAAGATTTAATTTATATTTCAAATGGCAGAGGTACTAGCTGGATTGAACTTACCAGTAATGGTAAAATTGATATCTATGCACAAGATAGCATAAGTGTACACAGCGAAAATGATATAAATTTTGTTGCTGATAGAGATATTAATTTAGAAGCAGGTAGAAATATTAATACAAACGCAGTGCAAAATCAATATCACACAGTTGGTAAAAATATTGAAAACCGTGTAGGAGAAACATACAAAACTAGTGCTGCAAAAAACATTGAACTATATGCAGTTAAAGACAATTTTGTAACAGCAGGAGAAAGAAATTTATTTAACAGTTATCTGCAAACATATATTACAGCACTCCAAGATATGCACGTTTTAACAGAAAAAAATCTGTTTAGTCATTCATTTGAAAACACACATATCACAGCAGACAAAAGTGTATTCATTAATGCAAAAGAAGGTTTTGAAGGTATTTCTGGTAGCGGAAGTATGAAATTAAAAGTTGGCAGCAATATGGAAATACTTGTAGCTGAAACTACTAAAATTACCAGTGGAGGAAATTTAGAAACACTTACAACTGGTAATACAAATATAACTAGTAGCGGAAATAGTAATATAAACAGCAAAGGACATTATGAAACAGCTAATCCGATACATATGAACGGTCCTACAGCAACTAAAGCAACAGCAGCTACAGAAGCAACTGAGGCAACTGTCTCAGAAGAATCAG